CATACTCCGCACACAAAGCTCCCATCTCGTCCCCTGACATCCAGAGGTAAACGATCTCGGGCCAGTAATTGTGAATCGTCCAATACTCCGGCCGGCTCTTGGGGTTCTCGTTTTCGTACAGATTCTGGGCAATCACGTGCACTGCCAAGAGAGCACTCTTAAGAGTATCGGGAACCCGCAGGCACCATGGTGTGATGGGATCCTCCGTCTTCTCGCCCTCCACGAAACACGAGAGCAGTGCCACCATCTCGTTGCGGGGCAGTTGCCCGAACCGTCCGAACATCTTGGACATCACTAGAGGATTTCCCTCATTGATCTCCGACGCCATGACTCCCAACTCGGTCAAGGTTTCACCTTCGGCATACCCTAGCCTCTGAAGGTTGACAAGGAAGGGCACCTCAATCTTCTTAGTAATCTCGATCTTCTCCTCCAGCCTCGCGATATGCTCGCGGTTCTTCTTGAACTCCTTGAACTCCTGCCACCCCTTTTCCCACTTGGGCCCCATGTGCCTATTCTTCCACCCGTCCAGGAGAGCCTGTGACTTCTTCCGCTCGGCATTCTGCGTCGCCCTGATCTGCGTCTCGTACATATCCCGCAGCTCAAACTCTGAAACCTCTAGACCCGTATACTTCCCCTGGAGTTCCAGAACCTCTGCCTTCTGTGCCGCCAACTCACGTTGACGCTGGTCGTGCCAGTACGATTTCTCCATCATCCCCAGCCACCCCGTAGTCCCATTCTGAAGACACTTCAGCAGGAAATCGTAGTGGAAATCCATTCGCGATTCCAGCGACTGCTGCTTCCCCGTCATCATTGTTCGCACATCCTCCAGCGTCTCGGGCTTGCGGTCGGGGAGGTAGTAGACGAATCCACGCACATCCTTGCCACGCCGACCCGCCCGACCTGCCATCTGGATATACTCGTCCGTCCTTAGCATCCGCAGATCGCCCACATCGTCATCGTACTTGCGGTAACTCGTGAATATGACCGTCTTGGTCGGCATGTTGATTCCCACCGCAAACGTCTCTGTAGCAAACAGGAGTTTGAGATGCCCGCCGGCAAACAGCATCTCCACAATCTCCTTGAGCACTGGGAGCATCCCGCTGTGATGGAACGCCACGCCCTTCATCAGGAGACACAAGAGGGTATGATACTGCGGAAGCATACGGAGCTCGGGGTACCGAGACAGGTGGAAGTTCACGCGGTGCTTGATCACGGCACCCTCTGACGCATCAATGAGGGTGGATGTCACCTTGGACGCATACGCTTCACAGTTCTTGCGAGAGAACACGAAGAACATTGCGGGGAGCTTGTTTTCGTCCCTGAGAGTGTCCACCATCTCGTTCATTTGGTGAAGAAAGCCGTTAGAACGGATCTCGCGGGCCACAACAGGATCACCAGCAACCCGAGCTTTCACCGCATCAGAATGTTTCCTATTCGCATCATCGACGCCCTTGAGATACCGAAGGTACTCAGCATAGGCCTGGCCATTGAACTGGTCCTTCTCGTCCATCAGCAGCTTTTCCCGAACCCGGTGCTCAAGCGGAACTACCCGGTACTGTGTCGAGATAAGATGTGTCGGAACCTGTTTCATTTCACCGATCCACTGAGCAAAGACGTCTGGACTTTCAATTGTCGCCGAAAGCAGGACGAGCCGAATTCGGGGTGGCAGGAGAATCAGGCACTCTTCCCATACCTTTCCCCGGGCGGGGTCATTGAAGTAGTGGACTTCGTCGAAGACGATCGCATCAACACCGTCTAGCGACAGAGCCGCTGTGCTCCCGATATGTTCCGTAGAAGACCCGATCTTGAAGAGGAGGTTCCGCAGAATCTCGGTGGTCATCACCACTACTTCCGCTTGAGGCTTAAACTTGACATCCCCCGTCATGATCCCGACCTTGCCGGGGTAGAGAAGCGATAGATCGTGGAATTTTTGATTGGACAGCGACTTGATTGGGGTGGTGTAGAACACCCGCCCCCCGTTCTTGAGCGAGTACTCGATCTGGTACTCGCCTACCAGCGTCTTGCCACTGCCCGTCTTTGCGGTGACCAGCACATTCTCGCGGGCCTGGATAGCGGCTACGGCACATTTCTGAAAGGGATCCAGAGGAAACGTGTAGTTCGTCTCGACCTCGGGAGCCTGGGAAGTATCTGCGATTCTCAACATTCTTGTTCTGCTTGATTGCTTCACCCTTACCTTCTCAAATTCGTTTTGGCTGTTTAGAACAGTGTCGGGGGCATACGCTTGCAGTAGGATCCGCTCGAAAAATAGTAGAGGAAAAACCAGGGACCCAGAGCCAGGGCAATCACAATGCCCATGATCTTCTCACCCGTTGATCCGGAGTATCCAAAGCACACGATAGACAGGACGAACCCTATGAGGCCAAAAGTAAACCACAGAATAGCGAACGTGAATATCAGGACACTTTGTACGGTCAACTCTCCAGTCGGAAGTGCAGGGATAGCGTCGGCCAGTGCGGTGGCAGCTGAGGTCGTGGGCAGCGAGGCGGCGGGCGAATCGGGGGGGAGAGACACGGCCGCCCTAGGATCTGGGGGGAGAGCACCACGAGCGGCGGAATTGGAAGATGCGGCCATTATATCTTACCGAAGAATTTCAATCGTGCCTGGCGGACATCCTCGTCCGTCTTAGGAAGTGGTGCTGCAGCGGGAGCTTCGTCTACCTTGTGACCCTCCACTCCGCACATGGAAATCCACTGTGCCTTGGTGATGCCCTGGAGAGTTTTGAGGCAGATGGAGAGATCCTTCTTGGACTTCTTGCCCATGTGCCGAACAAACGAGCAGTTGGTCATGACAACGTACTTCTCCCAGGGTCCGGTACGCATACACAGAGCGTAGAATGTGGACAAGGCTTTCCACGTCACGATCTTCGTTTTCGTCTCCTGCTTCTTGTACTTGCACTGGACGGCCGAATACAACTTGCCCTTCCTTGCGACAATATCGATGCCCACATCCGGCCGCTTCATTCCCAGTTCAGTTAAGATCGGCTCAGGGACGTCCGACAGGAGCCATACGTCGTCGTATCCTTTTACGTGTTTGAGGTAGAGCACGCAGAAGTCTTCAAAGATATCTCCCCGGACTTTCTTGTTGTCCCGCGTCCGCATTTCCGTGAAGCTGTGTGCAGGTTCATTGTAGAATTTTTGGCACTCGGCTTCAAACGTATCCCAGAGATTCTTGTTGTCCTTGTTTTCGATAAAGATGGTATGGAGGAGTCTGTTCATTCTTGTTGTGTAAGCTGCTCCAAAACAAAAATAGACGACGGCGATCCATTTTCACCAGTATAGATAATGGCACTATACGAACTGGGTGAAGGCAAGTTTGTGCCGAATCAACTGATAAAAGAGTCGGAAATCACGATTACGGCAGATTTCCCGGGGGAGCTTACCAAACAGGGGAAGTTCAAGTCCAACAGGATCGTTAATCTTGCGGAGGGCGGGACGTATGTTATTAAGGCGGGGACACTGTTCTCTATCTACAACGGACGGTCCCTGTTTTTGAAGCGGGGAGGTCGGAAGACTCGGACTCGTAGGGCTCGGCGGTCTCTAACTCTTCGTCGCCGCAAATACTGACCTCGCAAGTGAGTGTGCGTCCTCCTCGGTGATATTGGCAATCGTGCTTGCCACGCTGGTGAGACCCTCGTGAATGAGATCCCAGGCATTGTCGTCCCACGGCAGGTTTGTCGTACGAGGACCGCGACCCGGAAAGTTCTCTAGCAGAACGCCATCCCGCTTACCCTTCATGAACATATAGCACCGCAGCTGGATGAAATCGTACGCTGGCGGAGTCGTCCAGAACCGCTTGCGATTCTTGGTCTCCACGATCTTCCCGTCTTGGATGCCATCCAGGTACCCAATAAGGCGGTACGAGTCGCACTCAAAGTCCACGAACGTATTGCGATCTGTCACGTTCTTTCCAGTAGCTGCAGCATGATTGTCCTCGGCCTTATCCTCCAGCCGAGTCCCCCGCCGCTTCTGGATCTCCGAGGCCAGAGCCTGGTGCTCCTGCGTCTGCTCGATCTTGGCAGCCACCTCGGGGTTCGCACACAGAAGAACCGTCTCTGTCGCAATATCCATCTGCCCTGCAATCACACGAGCCACGGCCTCCTGGAGTGCCGGAGTTGTAGGTATCCGCTTACCCTCCAGCGTCTCCTGAACAACCTGACGAATATGAGTCTGCTTGAAGGTCGTGATCGCCTTCTCTACCTGGTAGTCAGAGGTAGCCCCGCACGCCATATCCACGGACGCCCACATGGCCTGAAGAGCCGGGCCGCTCGCCTGGGCCACGATCTCGTTGTCCGTCTTGGCTCCCATCGTATCCTTGACACCCAGAATCACCGACTTGAACTTGGGCATCCCGGTAAGAACCTTGAGCAGGGACTCATTCTTGCTGCGATAGGGATTCAGGCCGAGGAGAGATGCGACATCGGAAGCTGAGAAACGGGGCTTCATCTTGTATTTTCTAATCTAGGGTTACATCCTCTAAGATCCTGTTTCCGTTTTGCTTCATTTACGTGCTGTCCAATAACATTAGTTAAATGCCCATACGGCTACACATTCTGGGTCTTCCTCACACGGTGACAAACAATGATTTTAGCCACTGTGCCTACACTGGCAAGGTTCTGCGGTTTCCTCGCATGATGATGTCTCGGGGATTCGAGGTCTACCATTACGGAGTCGAGGGGTCTGTGACAGAGGCGACGAAAGAAGTACAGGTTTTGAGTCGCGAAGAATGGGATACCCTGCGTGTCATATCCTACCGTCATCTCCACCCGGAGAAGACACAGGAGGAAGCTGTGAAACATCTAAGTGATCACCGTTCCTTCATTGGAGATCTGGGAAACTGGTCAACACCGCTTTATAAGGAATTCAACGCCCGTCTTCGTCCTCTCCTTGTCGCGAATTACCGAAGTACGGAAACTGACATCGTTTGCCTGCCGTTTGGTATATCGCACGATAAGGCTCTCGAAGGTCTTGGCTTTGTTATATGCGAGTCCGGGATAGGATACAATGACTCTACCCGGAACTACCGAATCTTCGAGAGTTATGCTTGGATGCACCAGGTTCTTGGTGTTGAGAAGAAGTGGGGGCACAATTACTGGTTTGTCATTCAGAATTACTTTGATTCCATGGAATGGCCTCTTTCGCTCACACCAAAGATGAATACGGTTGGGTTCCTTGGTCGTATCTACGACGGCAAGGGCTGTAATGTGATTGTGGAAATTGCCAAGCGTATGCCCCATGTCCGCTTCATTCTGTGTGGACAGGGCGATCCTACAAAGTATCTAACCCTGCCAAATATCGTGTACAAGCCCCCGATCAGCGGTATGGAGCGGGGAGAGTACTTGGGCTCACTTCAGGCACTTCTCGCACCCACGATGTTCGTCGAGCCTTTTTGTGGAGTGGTTGTAGAGGCTCAGCTGTGCGGAACCCCCGCAATCTCTGTGGAGTACGGGGCTCAGACAGACACTATTGAACCGTTCAAGACCGGTCTGAACTGTCATACGCTCCAGGAGTTTTGTACAGGGGTTCAGTTGGCCGTAGATGGAAAGTTTGATCGTAAGTACATCCGTGAACGTGCAGTGAGGCTCTACGATATGTTCAACGTAGCACACAAGTACGAGTATGCGTTCAAGACGATCATGGACGTTCATACCCCCGGAAAGAACGGATGGTATTCTCCAGACTGCCACCTACGCCCCGTCACTGATCTTCCGTTCACCTTCTATATCAATCTTGATTCCCGTACAGACCGCCGAACCTTGATTGAAAAGGAGATTTCATGTGTAGGATTTCCCCACGAACGGTTTCCGGCAATTACGTACGATCCTCCCCAGATCGGCTGCTCCATGTCTCATCTCCGATGCCTAGAAATCGCGAAGGAACGAAACCTTCCCAGCGTTCTGATTGTTGAGGATGATCTTGTGTGGACAAAGAAGTCGCACGAGATCCGTGCGGCTCTTGAGAGTCTCGAGCACTTGGAATACAACGTAGCTGTCTTGGCTCCCAGCTTTACCGCGGGATCTGAAGCCATGTGTGTCAATGATATGTTTGTGACTGGAACAACGTGCCAGACGACACCTGCGTATATTTGTAAGCGGGAGTACTACGACACGCTGATCCAGAATTTCAAGGAGGCGATTGAACTGTTCAAGGCGGGAAAGGGATATGACGAATACGCGATTGATCAGCACTGGAAGCCCCTGCAGAAGAAGGGATGGGTGTTTGCGTACCCTATTCTCGGCAAGCAGCGTGCAGGCTACAGCGATATTACGAAGACGGAACAAAACTACGATTCCGAATACTATAGTGCCGAACTCAAGATTGTTCCGGTCTAGATAGATATTTTCTCCACTGTAAAGGTAGTATTATGATCTACATCAGTGGAGTAATTTCTCTACTAGTGCAAGTTGTAGTTGGACTCATCGACTACCTAGCAATAAATATACACATAAGCGAACAGGACGAAATCTTGAAAGATTTATTGAAGGTTGAAGTGTTTGTTCAGGGAATTGAACTTGTCTTCTATGTTTGGTTGATTTACTACTTCAGCAAGGTATCCCGAAACATAACTCCACTTCGGTACTTAGACTGGGCGATTACAACGCCTTTAATGCTGATTACCCTCTCAGCATATCTAAACCACGATGGAAGTACACCAACTAGATTAATTGACTTTTTATCGAATCATGCATGGCCTATCGTAAACATAGTTCTCTTAAACGCGTCAATGTTACTTTTTGGTCTCATTGGCGAGCTGGGTTACTTGAACCATTATACGTCTACGGCCTTGGGATTTATCCCGTTCGCTTTGAATTTTAAGTATATTAAGGATACGTTCTTGCCATCGGATGAGGATGAATTCAAGAATGCTGTATTCTATTGGTTTGTATTCTTCTGGGGACTGTATGGTTTATTCGCAGTTACGAGCTATACAGTGAAGAACACCGGGTACAACATACTGGATATATTTGCTAAAAATTTCTTTGGACTCTTTTTGGCATACGTTGTGTGGAGGAAAACGAATACACACCAGTCTAAATACTCTGAATGAATTCCCACTGCAGATACTCACAAATCTTCTTCCATATCGTATCGTGCTGAATCAGCCGATCCCGGGATTTGAGAAGCGGGAAGTGGACCTTATACTCGTCCAGCTCCAGCAGCTCCAGGAATTTGTAGATGATGTAGGAATACGACAGGAAGTTCCGGCGTTCGTCGGGGCAGTAGAGGAGGTACGGGGCCTGGACTTCCTGAAACATGGCCCGGATCTTGTCCTCGATCTCCGGTGTAATGGTGGGAGGAGGATTGCCGTTCAGGCGGCTTAGGATATGTGCCGCGTGCTCGTAGTACCGGTTCCTCCCCAGCTTTTTTAAGATCTCGCGGATATTCTGTTCGGTCAGAAGAGCGATATTGTCGATGCGTCGCTTCTTGATTTCACAGATGACTTCGTTCATGACATCATCAGGGATCTCAGTGCTCTCCTTGGCCTGGAACTGGTTGAGGATCTCGTTGAGGTGATTCTGCTTCTTGTACGCGTAATTGTTCCGCTCCTTTGGGGGGTCACGGAAACTGGGAAAGTCAGAGACTACGAGGGCATACTCTTCCGATCCGCACTTGGGACAAACGAGAATACCTTCGGAGGTAATCTCTTCGCGGGGGATGTTGCAGGGTGCACAGTGCTCGGCCATCTTCTTGATATTATCGGCGTTCTCGGCAATGTTCAGGCCGTTGGACAGACCCCGACGGGAAAGGTACTCGTCAAACATCTTCTTCTTGGACGGACCTGCCGATGTCTCCGTCACTGAAAACAGCTTGTCAAATGTTCCAGGGATCCTGGATCCGAAATCTACCTTGGATGTTGTCTTCTTGCCTGGGGGAGCGTAGTAATCAAGCATCAGGTCTCCGCTCTCCATGTAATACTTCTGAATATCCCGCTTTTCACGTACGTTCTCAATAGTTTTCGCGAGCGTATCGTGTTCGCCCTGTAATTTTGATTGACGCATGACATCGTCGAATACAAAAGGGTTGAACGTTCCCTCCAACTCCCTTTCCAGTTCGGCAAGGCGGATCTCCAGAGCTCGCACCGATTCGTCCGAAGAACCGGTATGAAGCTCGTCCACGTACTTCTCGTGCAGGGAATCTAGAGTACCAATCTGGTCGCGTCCTTTAGATCCTCCGCCATCTCGAGTCTTCTTTACCTTGAATACATCCGAGGACATATATCTTATTGTCCTCTCGGGATTCGTTCGTAAGTTATTTCATCAATATGTATCCGATAAACACCATAACAGCAGCACCGAGCGTGAGATAGGAGACCGGGTCAACGTATTCAACCGGCACAGGGGCCTGATAGAGATTTTCCTGGAAGTTTGCGTACCTCTCGCCAGAAGCATTCACTCCTTTGACCTTACCCTTTTTCGGAGTCGCCGCTGGTTTTGGTTTTGGTATTTTCGCCGCTGCTGCCTCCCTCTCCGCTGCTTCCTTGGCTGCCTTCTCTGCAGCCTTCTTTTCAGCCGCAATCATCGCCATGAGATTTGATGTCTCTGACCCTGTAGCCGCCCGGCACGGGGTAATGTTGAACTCCAGAGACGGAGATATAAAACGAGTCTGGTCTCCCTGTGGAACTCCACTCTGTATATCAGTCACGGGGCAAGTATATGCTACACACGGCGGTACTCCGTCCAGTACCAGTCCGTTCATGAGTTTAAGAGGGTTCATGGCCGCAATATCACCGCCCATCGCGGGAATAATACCGTCGAACCCGCTTCCAGCCACCGCCTTGGAAAAGCTAGGACCCAGGACAGCAGATGCGTCGTCCATCCCCATACGGTTGTTGGTGTACGTGAACCGCGGAACTACCGCACCGTCACCTTTGTCCTTTCCCTTATCATCCTTTGACCCAGGGGTACGGCACATACCACCCGTATCCTTGAAAAACTGGTTGCCACTTTTGGGACCGGTAATGAGATTCCTAACGTATGTGTTGATCGCATTCGCGTTCGTTCCGACCTGATCCAGCGTTCCTTGGTCGCCAACATTTAACTCGGCAGGCGAGTCGATAGTCTGGAGGTAATCAAATGAAGGACCAAGGGCTCCGTCTAGAATCGCATTTCCTGCTGCTAGGGGGTCATCGTTGGCGGATGTGATAGCGGACTGAACGGACGCCCACATTACTTATTCTTTCCGCGAGATCCAAATTCTTCCAGTTGTTCTACGAACGACGGATTGGTCATCACACACGGCCGCTGCTTGGCCATGACTTCTACCACCTTCTCCATCGGGATCCCGAACCGTTTGTGGAGGTATGCGGCCAGAAGCGTTGCGGAGCGGTTCATTCCTGCCTGGCAGTGGACGTAGACGCAGCGACATCCCGGATCACGGAGGAACATATCCATCACTCTCTCAAATGCTTCGTAGTAATCCCGAATCAGCGGGAAGCCTATGGCATCTTGGGCTCCCAGGGAAATGTACCTACTCGGGCCAGCATGAGTGGATGCCCATGCCGGACAGGCCGATTTCTCTGCACAGTTGACGATATGTGTCACCTGATGCCGGCGAACAAACATGGGGGTCAGATGGAGCCCTGGACCGAGAAGAATGCGATCAAACACAGCTGCGATTGGATCGTATACGGGTCCGCGAGATCGGTGGCGATTCTTATCTAAGATCTCCTGGAGCATCTATACTTACTATTCTTTCAAGACATAAACCAGTCTGATTTATACTAGATGAGGGGCTGGAGGAGAACCTGGAGGATATATACCAGGACAACTCCCAATCCGCCGAGGCACGCCGCACCTGTCAGCGAGACGACACCCGAACCTCCGTAAGCGTTCGGGATGTAGCGAAGGAACAGGGACTGCACAGGAGTCAGAGAGATGATGAAGATGGCACCGAAGATCGAGACGTAGGTCATGATGGACTTCAGGACGCTCTTGGCGGCTCCAGGGTGCATCGGGGCAGTCTGCGTCGGGGGAGGGGGGGTGTAAATCGCTGCCGACGTTCCGGGCGTGATCATCTGGGGGTACGTGGTGGCAGAGGGGAGAGACATAGCCGGCTGCTGGGATCCTCCAGGGGGCATTATCTGGTCTAGGGGTGTAGCGTCCATTTGTATATGTATTAGAGCGAAACTCTCGATGCCGGGCATGACGCGTCGTCCACCCGGAAACGGTAGCATTGTCCGTCTACGCGGGTAACCATCTCTCGAATCTTGCCAGGCGGAATCGCAGACACGTCAATCTCCGTCTGTGGGCGGTGAAACATCAGGACAGCGAGTCCAAGTCCGATAACGAACGAGAAAAAGTAGTTGGCCTCAGGTTTCTTTATGATTGACGAGACGTTCATTGTTTACATGTTCAGAAAATCAATACTATTGGTGCATTGGACAGGGTATGCCGTTGCTCGGAAACACCCGTTCTCAACCTCGGGGTTCTGGAATACAATTGAGGGGTTGTGGACATCCGGGACGAGTTTATGCTTTGCCTGCGGCGGGACGAAGATCGTTGTGACAATCATACCTACGAGAAATCCCCCGAATACCCAGAGGATGTTAAACATCAGTTATTATAACCCAAGAGTTTTGTAGACTCGGTGGAGAGTTTCCAAATGGTCTCCGCTCCAGGTGATCATGAGTTTTCCAGGGGGGATAGAGAATGGACCGCCAAAGTACACGAAGAGGTTGGCAATATAGTAAAAGGATTTCTTGTCGTCCACCCACACGATTCGTTCGTCGTTTATCGCTTCAACTATTTCCATGAATTCCGCACGATGATTGGGGTATCCACCTACGAGAACCACGAACATCTCCTGTCTCTATTAAATAATGGATCTTCGTAAATTTTGGGACGGAAAGCTTCTTCTCGCATCTCTGGCATCGGCGGCGGTAGTTGATACGGCTGGACTGTTTGTGTGGAGGTACACTGCTGACCGAGATGGCCCTATCAACATGTGGTACGACCGCTTTGGAGTGATTGCTTACGTCCTGGACGTATCCTCTATGGTGATTGGGTTCGTTCTCGCCCAGCTGATAACATATGCGATTGGAGGGTCGTACAATCTCATCTTCTTCCTCGTTGTCGTTGTGGCGGTGCAGATGGTTCACGATATTCTGTTTGGACTGTTCCTAGTTCCTCTCATCCCCGAAGGCGAAAACGATATCATGGACCTCATGAAATCGTATACGACAATGAAGGGAAGTGAATGGGTTCTGGTGGTGGATGCTCTTTATATGATTCTCACCACGCTGGGAGCCCTGGCTCTCTACAAGCTACCATCGTATATCACATGGTTCAATCTATTGCTTGTTTCCTACGTGACAGGATACATCTTAACGACGCATCGTCTTCCGAGCAGCCGGATTCCGACGCCGCTTAAGTGAACGCCGGCGACGACCTCCGACCGTCTCCTGAGGATAATTCAGCTCAAACTCAAACCGGAACGTCGGACCGGTGGGGCGAGCTCCACCCTTCTTCTGCTTCACGAGAGTAGATCCATACTTGAACTTGTCGATGGAGATAAAGACGGTATCTCCGCCCATCTTGCGTTCCACGGGGATCTCCCAGTCTCCTCCTCCAGCGTTCCATCCAGTTCCCTTAGATGCACTGGACTTCACGAACTCGTGAGACGGGAACTGTAGAGTGAACGCCTGACCCTTGTGGTTCTTCTTGACATCGGCAATGTAAGATGACAAACGCTTATCCTTGAATGCCTCCTCTACGTTATCATCGTTGAGGAGTTTGAGGTTGAGTTCCTTATCTACGCTCCTGATGAAGTTTGTGACCGCTTCGCGGAATGTCTTCTCAAAGTTTTCATCAATGGTTCCAGTGATATTCGTGGGAGCGGTGGCTACGGGAGGAGCAGCGAGTTCATTGACGGGAGCAGTGTACCGTGGGCGACGAGGAGCGAACTCGTCAAGGGACGTCATCACTCCGGCATCGATTGCCACAGTGGGTGCGGGGACGGACGTTCCAACTGTAGGCGGTGTGACGGTAGAAGCCGGGGCTGGAGCAGGGGCGGGAGCAGCATTGGGGTTGAAGGCGTCCAGGGAAGCTGCGACCTCGGGGGCGATGGTGGGAGCAGGGGCATGGGGTGCAACTTCGCCCTGAACCAGTGGGGTATTGAAGACAGGGGCTCCGAGTCCTAGGCGTTCCTCGGCGGCTGCACGGGCAGCTTGGCCTT